CTAAAATACCGCAAGCTAATGGGTTACGAACAATAACAGCTGATTCAGACATGATTTGACATGTGAATGAGTCGTCACCGTTAGCAGCAAGCATTGATTTTTGGTCATAAGGATTAACCATACCAGGAATGTATTTCTTGATATAATTACGATTATAACCATCAGTTCCTTTAGCAACTAATTGGATATTAGGTACACCATCTACAGACGAGAAGTCTAAGAATACCATTTTACCAGACATAGTTCCAGGTAATGCAGCAGCATCTTGTGCTGAACCATCATAGTCGGCAGCAGCACCGTGAACATTTGCATCATCAAATACTGGGCAATAAGCAACAGTCATTTTGTTACCTAATACATAGTAAGATACAAAGTTAACACCTAAAGACACATCAGATCCAGTTTTCATAGATTGCATAGTACCACCAGTAGCATTAGTTGCACCTACAGAAATATCTTTCATAGCTTTATGGAATTGGTATCTACCTTCAGTACCAGTAAATACAACCCATTCGTTTCCTTCAGGAGACTTAGCGTTACGAGAAAGCTCTGCAATAAATCGAGCTAATTGATCTTCTGTTAATCCCGCATGAGGATCGTAAGATGAACTTACTGTATCTTCAATTTGAGCAAGAATACCATCACCCATTAAATTACCAGCAGCTACAGTACCAGCTTCACCAGGGAAACCATCAGCAGTAGTAGCATCAGTAACACTAGCTCTACCAAACCATCGTTGTAGCTCTAATTGATACATAAACTCATCAGTAAACAATTTCTCAGCAGTAAAGTACCACAATTTAGATCCATTGTTTTCAATCCAAGTTACATCAGTTAAAGCAGAACCTGTGATAGATAATTTACTTCGGTTGATTGTTAACCAGTTTTTATGAGTATCTGGGTAAGAAGTGTATTCAGAAACAGCAGAACCTTCAGATCCTTCACCAAATGCTGAACCAATTTTACCAAAATAACTAGCGGCAGCCATCGCAGCGCAGCCATCTTGCATTTTAACGGTATAAGTATAACCTGTACCACCATCTGTTACAGCAGTAGCAGTCGGTCTATTTGCAACTACAGTACCAGCAACTCCAGTTACTTGACCTACAAACCCTAAAGAATCTACAATAACGTCATTAAGAGCTAAAAAGTTATTAGTCAATGGAAGGGTTCTAGTGGCTACATTACCAGCATCAGCAGCAGCAGATCCTGTGTAGTCAGCAGCAATAGCTACAGCTTGACTTTGGCGACCTAACACCTTCCATTCGAAAGATTTATCACCTGCAATTTTTACGTTAGCGTGACGACCTGTTTTCTCTAACAAGTATGTCAAGGCATAACGAGGGTACTGTTCAATTAAAGTCGCTGAAATTTCAGGGTACTTTAAGAGATTAGTTACCAACGAGTTTGAAGCCTGAGTATCAGTTCCAAACGTACCAGTTTTTGTAATCATTTTTTTACAATTTAATTTTTAAAAAATAGTTTAAATTGCACTTACTTTATTCTTCATCTTAAAACGTAGCATTGACTGTAATAAAATTAATCTCCCATAAATGCTGAAGCATCGAATCCAGAACCTGTCTTATATTTAGGTTTACTATTTCCTCTACCCCCTTTATTGGTAAGGTTGTCTAATACACTACCTTTACCTTCTTCGAAGCCTTGCGACTTCAACAATTTCTGTATTTGTTGTCTGTTCTTCCATAAGAACGCTGCCTCCGCAACATTGGCATGAGACTTATATATGTCCTCATTGAAATTACCAGTTGTTATATACTTATACAGATCTTTTCTTTGTTCTACTGTTACTTTTCCGCCAAGATAGTTATCGAAACTCTTTAAGTGAGTTTGCAATTCCTTTCTAGACTTCTGTTGAGTCTCCACCAACTCTTGCTGTTTGGAATCCTCTTGATTCTTAATGCTTGTCTTTTCAGTTCGAATAGCATTTTTTAATTGCTTTCTAATCTTCAGAGCCTCATGTTTAAGCATCCCAGAATCTTCCATTCTATCCAAGGAGTCATCAACATCGTACTCATCCATACCTGTGGCTTTCATGTCAGCGGACAATAACTCCCTATCTGAAAGCTTTAAGTACCCTTCGTACTTTGATGTCGTATCATTACTAACTTCAGGCTCATTCTTAGAGTTTAAAGCTTTAATGATGTCTTCTTTAGACGCACCTTCTAATCCCAACTCGTTAGCGACTGAATCCCAGTCAACTCCTTGTTCTTTGTCGGTATCAACCTCAGTTTCTTCTTCAACTTCTGTTGAAGCTTCAACATCCCAATCGTCATCTTCTTTATCAAGAATCTGTTCCGCTTCAGGCTCATCTAAACTTTCAGAACCCCAATCGAAATCAGAGTCGTCACTTTCAGAGTCATCCTCAACTAGCGCATCTTCCACGACAGTTGATTCCTCTACATTATCCTCTTCTACTAAAGATGAAGGTTCTTCCTTTGCAGGATCTTCATCAACCTGACCTACCGTCTCTACTAGTTTGTCAAGCCCAGCGAAAGCTCCAGGATTAAACTCCTTAACTTCTTCGCTTAATGTTTCCTTTTTTTCCATTATCTCTTTTTGCAATATTACTAAAAATTATTGACATACCAAATTAATTCTTGACTTGTCCTTTTAATTGACCTTCCATTTGCCTTAAAACTGCGTCTGCTTTTTTATTTCCATAAGAATCATCAGATAGTATTTCTGCCGTCTCTAGTTTAGATTGATGCTGTATCTCAGCAACTTTAATTCTAGTTTCGTTATCTAACTGATTCATTTCAACTTCTATTTGCTGCTCTTGCGCTTTAGCTTCAGCTTCCGCTTGAGCTTGCTCTTGCATACCTTGTTGTTGTTGTGCTTGCATTTCTTTAGCAGCTTCCAATCCTCGCTCTAAGATGTGTTCAGCCTCAGTTAAAGTATCTGACTTGTATATTCTAATAACATCCAGCATATCTATCTGCCCTGCTTGTAAGGCTGATTGAGCGAGCTGAGAAACAGCTGCTTTCATTTCCTCATCTTTACCACCATCACCTAAGAATACTCCATAATCATTTAACTGTACGTCTGGCAATATGGAGATAAACTTGTAAGTTCCATCACCAAATACAGTTGCAGTCTTCTTACCTTCGCTCCACGCAATCTTCATAAGATTAGCGCAACGCATTAATACGTCTTGCTTAACCATGTCATGTGACCAGAACCAAGACCTAGTAATTGTAGCTGACTGAACTACAGCTCTTTGCTGATTACCTACTTGTTCGTATTGTTCAACCTGACCTTCACGTTGTTTAGTTACGCCTGATACTTGACCAGCCATATCTTCCAACATAACTTTAAGGTTTATAAGTTGTTGAACAGAACTAGACAAGGTAAAGTCTATCTGTTGGAATTGATTAAACGTCTGTGCTTGTAACCCCTCATCCTTAGAGTTAATAGGTATAATACCGTCATTTTTGATATGATACATAATGTCCTGCATATTCATACCAAGATTAGCTGGCATCTGGGCTACATCATATACAACAGCCTTACCACCTGATCGTGCCATAGAAAGCTCTATATGATACATTACAATATTGTATAACATCTGAACATTCTTAAGTAGGTCTACCATAGACACAGAGCTTCCTGTAGTATGATTTCTAATACACCCTACGTAACTTAAGTTAGCAGCACTAGGATCGTCTAAAGAGCGTATCTGATTAGGGACTCGCTGGCAATTAACCATAATCTTACCACCAATCTTTGTAGCCTGCCAAATATCATCAATAACAACCTTACGAATCTTTTCACCTTTTCTTTTCCTGTACTTATCAGACACCATCTTTCTAAACGGCTTATCATTGTCACGTTTGTTAGGACTTAGTTTGTATTGTATCTTTTTTAGAGATCTCCACTCTGCGTGAACAACTTTAACTCGTAAATCACCAGACTCACCTTTTGCGTACCAATTTTTGTATTCCGTCTGTACGCCTTCGCTGTCTTGTTTTGATATAGACTCTAT